CTTAAACACAGCTGTGAATGGTCTGCCGGGTTTAGCGTATGTGGACAAAATGCCTCGTAATACTAGTGCAGGTTTTCCTTTTCGAAAGTCTAAAAAATACTTTCTTGAGGCTATTCCTGCATTTGGCGACTATCAACACCCTGTTAAGGTTACTCCAGAGATTGAAAGTGAAATGGACTATATTATTGTGCAATATGAGAACAGTAAGATTTATTGCCCAGTTTTCACTGCATCTTTGAAGGATGAACCTACACTTTTCAAGAAAATTGAAAGTGGAAAAACACGAGTATTTTGTGGAGCTCCTCTTCCTTGGAGCCTAGTTGTGCGAATGTACTTTCTTGCCACTATTCGCCTGATTCAGAAGAACCGCTTTCTTTTTGAAGCGGGTCCGGGTACAATAGCCCAATCCACCGAATGGAATGACATTTATGATCATGTAACTCAATTCGGTAAAGATAGAATTGTAGCTGGTGACTATGGTAAATTTGATAAAAGAATGCCTGCAAGTGTTATACTTGCTGCTTTCCAAATCATTAAAAATATCATGGTAGCTGCTGGATGGAAAGAGAGTGATCTTAAAGTCGTGGGTGGTATTGCTGAGGATACAGCATTTCCCACCATAGATTTTCATGGCGACCTAATTAGATGCTACGGATCAAATCCTTCTGGTCACCCTTTGACAGTTATTATAAATGGTTTGGCGAATAGTTTGTATGTGCGATATTGTTATGCTTCTAATCATCCTAATAGAACGTGTGATGATTTTAAATCACATGTAGCTTTGATGACGTATGGAGATGATCTTATTATGGGAATATCACCTTCATGCACATGGTTCAATCACACTTTGATGCAAGAAACACTTGCTCAGATTGATATTGAATTTACTATGGCTGATAAAGAAGCTGAAAGTGTCCCTTTTGTGAGTATCGATGATGCAACCTTTCTACGCCGAAGTTGGCGATATGAACCTGAATTAGATTGTAGAGTGTGTCCTCTTGAACATGCTTCTATAGATAAGATGCTCACTATGTGTGTAGCGTCGAAAACCATTAGTCCACAACTTCAAGCTTTAGCTGTACTTGATACTGCATGCCGTGAATACTTTTGGTACGGTAAGCATGTGTTCAATGAAAAGCGACAGTTGTTTGCATCGTGGATTGATGAATTAAATCTCAATATTTATGTTGAGAGACAACTCCCTACTTGGGAACAACTTATTCAAGAGTTTAAAAATAACTCCAATTTGCGCTCTTAAATGAGCTTGGGCTGTATAGTGCCCAACCCAAAACTATACGCTGCCTTTTTGGCAATTGTGCTGTAGCCTAGCAAGCTCTCCACTCTTATATCTTGCATTCGAAAATATATGTACTGCATGTCGTGGGATATGCCAAAGTTGTGTTGCAAAACTAAATTTGCAACAGTGCGTGGCTCACTTAGAGCCACATACACCTAGTGTATTACAAATTAGCACACCATCTTCTACTATTTCATATGTTTCTGACTTGGGATTACCTTCTATTCCAGAAGATATTCCATTACATTTACAATCTGATGAAGCAGAGGTGGTACTTGAGGGTTCTGTACCCTCAGAAATAACGTCTGCGACTACAGCGGAGTTTTTAGATGAAACACCCGGTTCTTCATGGACCATTGATTCATCTTCTTGCACTAATTTGCAAGATATTCAACCACAAGTAGAGTTGGCGCAATTTTTGTCTCGTCCAGTATTGATTAAATCTTTCACTTGGGCACAGACAGATAGTTATGCAACAACAACTACTTTTAATCTGTGGTATTTGTTTTTTAACAGTACCCCTATCAAAAACAAAATTACAAACTATTCTTTTGTCAATTGTAAATTGAA